AGTTACCTCCCCCGTTTTATTAGATGATGAAAGAAGCAACCTCATCCAAGAAGGCGACATTCACACCCATCTTGAATTCAGCTACGAAGCGAACTTCGTCAGCTTCTTTAGCATAGAACAACTCGTAACGCTCTTCTTCGTTCAGAAGGTCAGTTCCGAGGAACAGGTTAGAAAGGCGAGCAGCATACAACTTGCTGATACCATTCAGACCGGGGGTAGCTACTACCTTGATAGAAGTACCGGGAAGAACGAACTCACTATCAGCTTTACCATCGAAGCTATAGTTGAACATATTAGCGTTCTTCAGAGCGATGGTGTAAGTGCGGAATACATCCTGAGACATAAAGATAGTCATATCATCCTTAGCTACAACAGAAGCAGGAATCGCACGATACAGAGCATCTACAACAGCTACCACATTAGCAGCGGTGATAGAGGTTGCAGTACTACCGAAGTAAGTAGCATTGTTAGCTTCAACGGCAGAAGTACCGATGAGCTTAACGAGACCGTCAAACTTATTCAGGTTAACATTTACAGAAGCGGTATCTCCAGCCCAGATAGCAGTCTCAAGTTGAGCAGCGATACGAGCAGCCTTCTTGTCTGAATACTCAGCAGCGAAAGCGATAGAATCGTAACGGCTTCCCTCAGGGAGAGCTTTCTGCAGATACTTAGACTCCAAAGATTTAGGACACAGAGATTCGTTTACTTTGATTTTACCTACAGTCACAGTACGCTGAGTGAAAGTAGTAGTACCAGAAGCATTGAATCCGCAAGTGCCACCAGCTTGGAAGATGGCATCGGTATCCATAATGTTAATCTTCTCGGAGGATTTTACACCTACCATTACGTTGCCCTGAGTCTTAATGAGTTGGGCGGTTTTTGCACCAAGTACAGAACTTGTAACCAAGAGAGCTTCGTTCTCTTTGGTATAGTTTGCGAGTGCTGAAACATCAAAAGCCATTGTTATTGATTTTTAGATTTAAAAATTTAATTACGAGCGTATTTATTCAAAAAGTATTCGATACGAGAATCTTTACTCGGTACGACTTTGTTGAAAATTTGCTTAGGTTTTTCGGTAGCTTCAGTAGAGGGAGTATTGATAAGACCGATAACTACATCAGACAAGTCTTTGATAGCCTGAGAGAACTTAGTCTCTACTTCTGCCATCTTCTCTTCTTGCTTCTTTTTGTAGTCTCCGAGCTTCTCAATCTCAGCCTTCATCTCTTCAATCTTCTTCTTCAGTTCCTCTTCAGCAGGAGCAGGAGCTTCTTCTGTCTGAGGTTCTTTGATTTCTACGATAGTAGAGGCTTCGTCAAGTACGATAACCATTCCGTCAGCGAGTTCGTGTTCTCCAGCAGGAGCAGGAGTTTCATTACCTGCTTCGTCTACCAGCATAACCTTACCGCCGACTTCCAGTTTATCAATCTTAACTTTCGCCCCACTTTTGAGCACATATTCTTTGTACTCAATTCCGGCAGGTTCGATAGTAACCTAAACTTCAGGCATCTCCGAGCTTGTTGAGGCATCTCAGCGAACATCTGCTTAATTTGCAGCAAAGCTTCGAGTGGAGTCATAAAATGATTTTAACCATAAATAGAGCGTTGATAAGTAAGTTACCACATAGAAAAGGGGAGTATAGAAATACCCCCCTCGTTAACCAAAAACTAAACACTATGAGACTACGAAGATACTTGCTTCAATATATCTATAATGTCATCCATCATTTTCTGTGGATTATTAATACCGTAAGATTTATAGTTAAAGATTCCTTCTACCGAAAAGCCTTTAACCTTTCCCTCTTTTACGAGTTCCCATACATCATCATTCTCAACCTTAAATGAACCGAACCAAGAACCATCCTTTACATCCTCGTAACCCTTCATTGGTTTGATTCCCCTCTTCTCATCTACTATCCAACTCTCGAACATAGTAACCCCATCGACTACACTTCCGTTATCGTGCATCAGGTTGACATTAGACTGATAGCCTTTCTTAAAATACTTCTGAGCTATTTTCTTTATAGTATCTGCGGTAAATACTACATAATATTCTCCGCTTGAGTCATACCTATAAATCGGAGTATCAGCTAACATAAGCGGTCCAGAGATAATCCTTTCCTCCTCATCCTGAATCTCAAAGCTCATCTTTTCTGCTTGCCGGATTTTAGACTCAGCCCAACTAAGAGCCGAAGCACCACCCCACGCATCGTACATAAGCTGACCGCATCCATCTCCGTAACCTTTAGACTTTTCTGCGTTCTCTTTATGCCGACTCAAGAAAGAATACATCCGCTTAATAGTCTCCAAGCTAATAGGTTCCCCATTGGCTAACTGATTAGCACGAATCTTACCTACAGGAGTACCACAAGAACCCCATCCGTTTTCTTCAGCCCATTTAATAGCAGACTTGGCATTGTTCTTAACCGCATCCGGGTAATCGCTATATGAATCAGCAAAAGCTAAGAAACTCCGTTCAATAGCGGGTCTGTCTACAAGAGCTACGAAGTCTACTTCCACATTCGAGTTCTCATCTTCGCTTATCTCAAGTCTGTATATTGGTAATTCTTTTTCCATAATATTAAATAGATTTTTAGTTTAATCTTGCAGCTCGATTGATTCTGCGGATTCTTTCTTGTGAATTTGTAACATCTGATTCTACTACATAAGCTCTATTTGTAGCGGAGCCGAGTTGATTAATAGTACCTTGATTTAATTGAGTTAAGGTAGCCTGCACCGGGAGATTTGGAGATATAGGAGCAGCTCCACCTGAGGCTGATACAGATGCTGAGGGAATCTGAGCAGAACCTCCACCACCCGGAACTTTAACCGCAGTAATTGCCCTAACTGATTTCAAACCTGAAGCAATAATAGCAGCTACATTAATTGCTTTAGCTGCAAAATCAAATGGAGAAGGCAGTGTTGATTTCTGTTTTAGAGCTTCTGTAGCACCTTGATATGTATTAATTAATGCAGTTGCGATACCAAGAGCTTTACCTGCTGCTGTTTCTTTACCTACTATTTCTCCAAGACTTGTCAAAGCATTGGCAGTTTCATTTAATTGCTGAGCCTTAAATTTAGCTTCTTCTTCAGCAATTTGTTTTTTAGCCTCTGCTGCTTTTGCTTCTGCTTCTAATTCCCTATCTAATTGCGCAAATATATCATCGAACTCTTTTTGCTGAGCAATCTTTCTGCGTTCTTCTTCTGCTTTATCAGCCGCATCTTGAGCTTCAAACTGAGCAATAATAGCATCTAATTCTGCTTGAGCTGCTTCCTGTTTAGCTTGTGCAATAAGTGCATCTCTTTTCTTTTGCTCTTCAAGTATTAATTCAGTTTTTAATTGCTCAGATGCTTTTAGAGATTCTATTTCTATTTTTCTATTCTCAAAGTCTATTTCAGCCTGACGAATTGCTCTTTTATTCTGGTCTTCTATAGCATTTAAGTCAGCATCTTGTCTTAGTTTTCTAATCTGTTGCTCAGCATCTTTATTAGCATTTATTCTTTCTTGAGCTGCTGCTTTCGCTTTTTCAGAAGCTTCTTTATTTTTATCATCTTGCTTTTTCTTTGCATCCTCATCAATCTTGGCAAGGCGATTCTTTTCTTGAATATCTAATACCTGAAGCTGAGTAGATAAGTCACCCTTTCTTTTTATCTCTTCATCGGTTAACTTCTTCTTTCCTTTCTCGGCAGCATCTAATACCGCTAATTCATTACGAGTCTGTTGTAGTTTTAGTTGATAGATTTCTTTTTCTTTACCACCCAGAGCAGTAAGAACAGATATCTGATTATCTAACTTAGCGTTTATTAAATCAGTTTCAGCGGCAAGTTTCTTCTGAGCCTCCGCTGCTTTATCGCTCGATGATGTCCATTCCTGAATTTTACCAATCAATGTAGTAAGACCAACAACTAAAAGCCCAATACCTGTAGCAGCAATGGCTCCTTTCAAAATAGTAAAGGCTCTTCCTGTACCAATGGTAGCAACTCCGAAGGCTTTCTGTAAAGCAATAGCAACAGTAGTAGCAGCATTATTAGCTTTTTGGAATATAGCAGTCTGCTGAATAACAGTACCTAAATTCTTAAAACTATCCCGAGCTTCTAAGATTGAATTCAAACCCTGAGATAAAGCCATAGCAGAATTGACCTTTAACAATGTCTTTTCTACTGCTTCGTTCTCTACACCAAGCAAACCCATAGCACCCTGAACGGCACTAATACCACCTACGACCCCGGTAAGTGCAGAAGCGAAAGCCTGAAACTTTCTATCAGGATTAAAAGCATCTGTAAGAGCTTTAGCATCTCCGATAGAATCTTTAAGTTGAGCAACTCGCTTAGCGGCATCTATTGCTTTTTCAGAAGTAGCACCAAACTTTTCAGAGAATAAAAGTACATCCTGCT